AATTTAAACGAAGATAGAATATTAGAGCTTTGTATCTTAGTTGGTATGAGAAAAAACGATGAGGATCTCATCAAAAAAGGATACACCAGCGAAGAAATAGAGGAAGCAAAGAAAAGACATTACAGTGCGCAGAGACTTCTTTGGCAGCATCAACTTGATAATCCAATAACAGCATGAGCAAACAAGATAACAATGACCTGCTCCCAAAGCTCGCAATGGGCTTGTCGCTCTTCTTAGCGCTCAAGTTAGTGCCGAAAGTGCTTGCATGGATCAATAAACTTAACAAGAGAAATACTAACTAAAAATACTATGAGCTATTACAACGAGAAAGAACTAGAAAGAGAAGAACTAGAGCAAAAAATTGAAGACCTTGAAGCGGATCTTTATGAAACTATACCTTTTAAACGCAGCCAAGCACATGTGCATGGTGATGACCAGGCATGGATTGACAAATGGGAGAAAGAGGTAGAGGCAGAATTAGAAAGGATTAAATAGCATGAAAATAGAACTAGAATTTGATATAACAAAGACAACACAAGATACCATGGAAGGTACATGGCATGGTAATATTGATGATGATGCAGTTTACTTACATTATTACACTGAACTATTAATAAAACATAAGATTGCATCTATTGTAGATAATGTAGACAGTGAGTATGGATTTGGCACTCACACATGGAAAAGAGATACCAAGCACATCAATGAGAAATGTCATGTATCTTTGTTTGAGGAGAATGGCGAAGAGATAGATGACGAATCTATGTCTGGCACTTTCGTTGCATGGAAGGATGGAGTACCAGCATGATACACATAAATAAATTAAAACTGAATGACTTTGCAGAAGTTGCAACGCACTCAAGATGCCGGGCATTTGCATTTGAGAGCAGTTTTTGCTGGTTTGAATACCATGAAAAGTTTTCAAGCAATGAGAAACATCCAGAGTTAAAGCTTGAAGGTGACAACATCCAGGGAACTTTCCACTTTGTTGATGATAAAAGTATTTCGGATCTTTGGTTAGTTCTTACTGATTTCCAAGAAAGAGGTATTGAATTTTACACCTTTTGGAGAGAAGCTCAAAACAAGATTGGAGAAAAAGATGAAACATTTACAACAACTGAATGGATTGTTTGGACTCCTAACGAGAAATTTAAGTAATCGTGATTATACGAATACCATAATCAGATTATCAGATAAAATACATCTTCGCCCCGTTACCCCTTAAAAAGCGTTTGAGTACCCACATGGGTATGTTACCCTTCTTTTTATACAAAGACACCCTTGAACGCTCTCTACGGGCTTCTAACGATATCATATGGCATACAATGTATTCGTATGTCATTCGCTAAAATGGTTTCTTATCATGCAATCTTGCATCAACTCTTGTTGAGAAACGACCTGTTGGCTTGGTAAAGGTAAGCTTGGTAGCACGCACCTCACCATTTCGATTCTTTGCAACATTGCAAATGATATCATCATTGGTTGGATCTACTTCTTTCTCACGATGCATGAGTAACACGCAATCTGCATCTTGTTCTATTGAACCTGACTCACGCAAGTCTGAGAGCATGGGATTGCGGTTAGCACTTTCTAGCGCTCTGTTGAGTTGCGAGAGTGCAAGCACAGGTACTTCATACTCCATTGCAATTGCTTTCAATGAACGAGAAATGTGGCTCACCTCTTGCACTCTTGAGTCATGCCCAGGTGAAGAAAGCAGTTGCAAGTAATCGACAACGATTAAACCAAGCTCACCTTCCAATCTCTGTTTAGCAATGAAAGCTTCAATTGATTGCATGGTTGCTTGGTTATCATCTTTGAATGTAATAGGCCAACCTTGCATTGCTTGCACTTGTGTCTCAAGTTTTTGCTTATGACCTGCATTGAGAAATCCCTTGCCTGTAGGTTTGCGTACTCCACTAGCATTGGAAAGTAATCTTCCAGCACATTCAGATGATGACATCTCAAGGCTTGCATAAGAAGCACGCAATCCACGCTTTGCAGTTTCATAGGTCATTTGTATTGCAAGAGCAGACTTGCCTACTCCTGGGCGTGCTGCAAGGACGTACAAACTGCCTTTCTTGAATCCACCTCCAAGAATAGTATCAAGTTTTTCCAATCCTGTGGGGATTGCTTGTGTACCACCTGCATCAACTTCGAGAAACTCAGCGTATGCTTGCTTGCTTGCTGCACCACATGCAACCACACCCTTTCTTTGACTAAGTGATTTTGCAACCCGGTTAACAAATGATTGAGAAATCTCTTCTGCTGGCTTGCTTGCTTTTAAATCATCATTGGCATGATAAAGTGCCGTTTCCACGGCCCTCGTGTTGCGGTACTCAATCAAATATTCAATGTATCTTTCAATGCTACCACCACCATACTTCTCAGATAAAAACAATATCTCATCTTTCAAGTGTGCATGTTCAATGATCAAGTCTATCTCATTGCATGGAGAAAGGCGCAGGCACGTTTCAAAGATCGTTCCACGATCCATGCTAGAAAAATCATCCTTGGTTAACGCTTCACCTGCTTGTGCAGTTGCAAGTCCACTCTCATCATGGAGCATGGAAGAGAGAACTGCTTGCTCTGCTAATTCGTAATCAATCACTCGTCTGGATGTACTTCTGTGATATCGAAATTCAAGCCTTGCGTTGAAATGCTGGATGAAACTCTGCGAAGATGTGGAAATCTTTCTTTCAACCATGATTTGCAAGCAGTGCGAAAACAGGCATCCCAATCAAGATATTTTTTACCTCCTGCATTTGCCCAATCTTTGAATGCTTCCAATGCACCATCATAATCAATGCCTGCTTCTTCTGCAATGATTTGATCTGGCAAGAAATCATCTGGTAATAATCGCTTTCCTTGCTTCTTGGTTTTGACCTTGGCAGGGTCATGCAAGCTAACATTACTAATACCAAGGTATTTCGATAGAAATACCCCCGCGCACGCGAGGCGTTTGGGAATACTGCCCCAAATCAGGTCAGTAATAACTTGCCCTTTAGTTGTACCTGACTGCTCACAATAGGCATCAAGTAGCTTGTGTGTTTCTTCGTTTATTTTGACCCGTAAATCTTGTTTTTCTGTTGTCATTTTTATCCTCCTATTATTGCCACTAACCATGCAAAAATCATCCACATCCAGGTCAAGGTTGCGGTGATAAACATTGCGGTAAATATTATTTTATTCATTATTTTATTAAGTAAGGTCATGTGTGCTTATATGTATTTGTTTGTATTATTTGATCTCGTGAAAGAGTACGAGATGCGTATTTTTTTATGGTTTCTACGGGTATTAAGTATGCCTTTTTGGGCTGGGTATCACCTTTCCCGGTGAAGATCCGCAGGGGTGGATTCAAGGACACAATTAAGTCTTTTAACTTCCTTGGAGTAATAAATATAAACTCCGTTTTTGTGTCGAAGATCCACCAATCTGCGGTTGTTCCCATGAGTCCAGATGGTTTGCCATACATCTCCACCTCTACTACTAGGTTGCCAGAGTAGTGCGCCTTCCAATCCTGCTTTACCTCATATCCTTCCTTGGTGTTTGCCAAGAAGAAATCAAAGCCTGTGAACTTACCCGGTATGGGTATGGGCTTGTGTCCTTGAGCGCGGAAAAAGTCTACAAGCATGAGTTCACGTATTTTTCCAATGTCTAAGCTAGTTTTAAACTCACTCATCCCATGACTTCTTATTTAGTAGCTTAATTAAATCATCTAGCTTGCATGTGAACATACTCTCCGAATTATTCTTTCTGTGTATTACGCAAGGTGGTTTACCATCCCCTGCGTCTCGTATGCTCTGACTCATGGCACTGTATAAGTTGAGTGCCTGAACATGCTTGGCCTCGATATGAAATGGGAAATCACTCACCACATCCGGGCTATCCGTGCCACCAGAAAACTGTTGACCTCTGCGTGAGTCAGGAAATCCATTCTCGGATAAGTAGCGTGCCAATTCTCGCTCGTATCGAGCGCCTTTGGAACGGGAGTTAATCTTTCCCACGGATCTTTTTCCCCACCAATTTAATGATTGCACCCATCTCCCGGTCGCACTCAAGCAAGTCTTCTATTTTTGTGCAGGTATGTGACACACTACTATGCGTCCGATTAAAGTGCTTTGCCACTTCTTCCACACCCAATCCAGCTTCACGAGAATAGTACACTGCACAGTGGCGTGCTAATGCCACTGATTGTGTCTTCCGCTTGCCTTCTATGTCTTTCACGCTCACATCCAGCACATCTGCGCAGATTCGCTTTATACGCTCAATGACAGGATGTCCCTCAAACGTAACCTGCTCCTCTTCGCTCGCCTTGGCATTGCCCTGCAAGCCATAAAGCAATTGCTTCATTGCCGAATGTAGCACCACAACCGCGCCTTCAAAGTTTTGCCTAGCAATGTGTTGTTCCGCAAAATCAAGTGCCATGCCCATGTGATCCAATTTTAATTTCAATCTATTAGCCATTCTTCACTGCTCCTTCCTTCAGTTTTTAACCATTTATTAATTTCTCGTTTATCCCATGCGAATCCACGTCCACCTCGACATGTCATGCCATCGACTATGTAACAGGTGAATCCTTCATCCGCATGAAACTGATCAAGCGTGTTCTGTGACTTGTAGCCCATAAGCTTTAGTGCTTTCTTGCTGGTAATTAAGTACTTCTTTGCACCTTGATTCCTACCCATCACGCCACCTCCTTCTTTGTGTTCTCCCAACGCAAAGCGGTGGAAAATTCAACCATGTCAATCAGACGCTTCTTGCCCAGCTTCTGCCCAACCACATTGTGTTTCTTTATGATGCGGTGTGCATAGCTGCGACTCACTCCAAACTTCTCTGCAAGTTGCGAGATCGACAAGCGGTTCTTTGCATAGTACGTACCCAAGTCCAGCGTTTTTATGTCATCGCTGTAGCCAGGCCATACGTCTGTCCGCAAGCACTCTCCATAGATTTTACACGCTTCCAATACTTTCGGTACTTCACGCTCAATATCTGCGTTGTCCAGCGTGTAACATGCAGTTGCATAAGGTGGTGACTTTTCCACAACCAAGAACACGAATTGCTTAGGTCTTTCTCCCATAGCTCGCAATGCAGTCATGTACCATGCAGCTTGAAATAAGTACCCATACTGTCTCACACTCTTGGCAAATCCTTTGGGGCTTGCATCAATTGTAGTCTTCAAGTCCAGCACGATACCACTATCTTTGTTATACAGATCAGGACGTACTTTGCATGGTGTGCCTTCAATTTCAAAGAACCCGGTATGTTCAATCAAACTGCTTGCATCGTACAACAGATTCTTTGCCATTGGATGTTGTAACACACTAGCAGCTACATCCATGCACATCACATAGTCAGATGCTGGTAACCATCGCTTGCTTGGGTTAGCATCCTCCATCTTAGCAAATGCTTCCTTGTATGCATTTGTGCGTGGTGAATTACCATCAATCTCTGCTGGTTTACATCCATACTCAGTATCAGTTAAGTGTGGTTCAAGCACCGCACTATGAATCATTCCACCATTCAAAAGTGCAGGTGAACTTGGACTTGGTTGCCCCATTGCATACTTCACCTTTGCTGGGCAGGTAGTGTGCAGATTATCTGCTACACTCCTACCCAACGCTGGGTCAGCATGATAGGCTTCGTTAGTTATGTCTTTACGTAACATATCAAAACGGCGCTCCATCCTCATCCACCTCTTCAGCAGGTGGCGTGAACTCTGCGAAAGGATCTTCACCATCAAACAATGCCGGAAGGTTAATACGTTTTAACTCTGCCTTCGCAATCGCACGCAAATCATCATCCATCTTCTTGATTGGCTTTGGATTCATGGCATATGTTGTCTCCAATCCCTCACCATTTCGCACCACACTGATGTCGTACTTCCGGCAGTCTCCCCAATCTTCATCCTGTGCAAGCTGCAATAATTCGGTTTGTAGTTTGACTTGAGTCATTTCCAAAATCTGCACCTTGCTTTCGTTATAGTTGTACACCACGAAGGCATAGAATGCCCTTGGCTTATCATCAAATGACATATCTGGATGCTGCCCGTCTACCCAACGAATGGGACGCTTCTTGCCATCCACTACTGTCCAGCCCAATGTGCCGTGTATGAAACCAGGTGTTGGTTTATCCTCGCTTGCTCCGATTATTCGGAACTTGTTTTCCCCCTGAACGAAGCGCATGTAGTTTCCACTACCGCCATTACCTTCAGAAGGTGCTTTTATATTTTGTGGTAAGAATGCCATATTTTTATTTATTTATCGTTTTTGTCGTTTTATGTATTGACATGTGTCCTTATGTGTTTTTTAAGGTGTTCCATGCCTAAGAAATTAAATCTAACCAAACCAGTGTCCGTGCGATTGAGTCCGCAAGTTCGTAATACTGTTA